TAGTAGTGCAAACCATCGCCAATATAAGAGAACAACTCCAATAAGGTCATGCCAAAATCCGCGGGGTCGCGGTTAGTCCATTGAGGGGCGTAGTACGGGATTAACTCAATTAAGTCTTCTCGTATAGACGAGTAGTCTCTAGACGTATAATCAACTTGGGGGATGTAGTTATCGTCAGCCATTATCTAGGCACCTCCAGTAGTGTCTCTCCTGCTCTGCTTAGGATAGCAGTCTTTATCGTTACACTCTCGCTTATTGTGTCTCCTGCATACGTATAAAATACGTTAAAGTAATGTTGTTCGCTACTGTCTAAGTAATACACAACCTTAGTTAACGTTAATGGCTTTAACCACATACCAAAGGCTGTTGTTACAGCCTGATTAATTAAGCTCTTGGCAATGTCTTCTGGTTCAAAAACAGCACTCTTAGCTCCGCTTCCAAAGTTTGGACGCATAACTCGTTCACCATAAGCAGTCATAACCGCAATAACAACTCGGTCTTGCCATATCTTTTTAGGGTCGCTTGTTGCAGCAATTGACCCGTTTGAGTTAAAAGAAAACGGCAAGCTTATAGCCGTTGATACATCACTCATAGTTCTACTCCCATCCATACTGGAAAGTTAGGGTCTCCAGCAATAAACATAACCCAAACTTTTTGTCCTACTGCTGGCACCAACCTGTGCGGTGTGTGCTCAGGAAACTCTGTAGTAATTTCTAAATCGTCATTCCATTTGTTTTCTGTATTAGCATCAGTCTCATGTGCGTGGTCAAGGCTTAGGCTGTTGCCTGTGTGGTTGTTGGTGTGGCTTAAGGTCTGGGTACCACTAAAAGAGTGAGTGTGACCTGGGCTTCCGCCACCCCCTGTGGTTCCAGATATAGAAACGGAGTGGTCTCCGTGCCCAAGTAGAAGAGCAGCCACTTCAGCAGCTAGATGTTTCTTATGGTCAGGGTGGTTAGAGTTAGAAGTTACAGGCAGGCATGGTCTTGCCCACTCTGTCATCTCTTGCCCCATGACTTGAGGAACCTGAAGTTTAATCTTGTTCTCACCTTCAGGGTCATCGTTCTCAGCACAGATACCTTCGTATAGTCCATAGAACTTAGCGTCGTATTCTTTCATCGAGTTCTTGCCACCGCCTTAGCCACACGTGCGGCAGTTGCAGCCGTACGTTTTGGTTCTGTAGAGGCAGTCCGTTTTCCAACTGCTTTGCTTGCAGTCTTCCAAACAGCTGCGCTGTTGTTAGCAGTAGTTAGTTTACTTCTATTTTTAATCTTTCCAAAACTATCCTTTGTTGTAGGCGTGTACTTAATTCCCGTCCGAACAAGTTTAGTCTTTGCCTTCACTTTGGTGTTCTTCTTATTAGGAATAATGACACGGTTTCCACCTACAGGGTTTTGTATATCCTGCCCATCTTCCCAACGGTTAGCCTGACCTAGTCCGTCAGTGCCCAAAGTAACAACAGTTGTGTAAACATAGTTCTTTACTGTTTCTTCTTTAATCTTATGCTCGGTACTTAGTACGGTCCAAAATCCAGAGTAGTTAGGTCCTAAACCATTTAAATAAATTGGCATACCTGGTCTTAGTGACGGGCTACCCATGAGCTCAGCTTCGGCTCTATATGGAAACGCGTTCCTTAGCTCTGCCGCTTCAGCTTCATATTCTGCAATCTCGGCGTCTGTAGTAACAGCGTCTGTGTTATATCTATCAAAAAACTCTTCTTGAGACTTTGCTCGTGTTCTTTTATTTCTTTTTTGTTTAGTAGCGGCATACGCAGACTTACTGTTTTTATCTACACCGCCCACAGCTACAGCAGCTTTCATGTCTCCATCAAAACTTAAAGACTCACTAATAATTGGTTTAAAAGTATAAATGCTACCAAGACCCATACCAACTTGTAGTTGGGTAAAGGTGGGTGCTTCAGCTCTAAGTTCTTTGTAGTCTTCTAACAAAGGTTTTAGATATATCTCAGTGTTCTCAGTTCTTAAACCCCATCCAATTTGTTTAGCTAACTTAACAAGCATTTGCCAGTCAGTTAATCCAGGATGAGATATCTGCTCAAACACTCTGGGGTGAGGGTTAGTTATAGCAACAAGACCATGCTTACTAGCAATCTCGTCTATAACCATATCGGCGGTGTAGCCTTTGTACACTCCTTGAGATGCTTGCTTTAATGGAAACGACCCGCCAATACAGGTAACCGTAATAAAGTTTTTACCCGCTGTTTGGTCAGTCTCTACATGGTGAATGTACCCGTAGAAGTCTCTACTATTTACCATAGATAAGAACGATGCTTCTACTGGAGTTCCTGGTCGGATGTTGTCGTAATCGTATCCCCAGTCTTTAAACGTAAACTCTGCTACCTCATGCTCATAAAACTTTTGTTTTAAGGTCGCTGAATATACATAGGTTGGGTCCTCAGAAGCATTAGGAAATGAAATACGTACCTGATTAGACATTAGGTATCCTTAAAATTGTTCCATTAGGGATATTCTCAAAGTCATCTATTTCAGGATTAAACTCAGCAATCAACCACCATAAGGCTGGTCGTCTATAGTACTTTTGCGCTATAGAGTCCAGTCTTTCTCCTGCAATATATTTATGAGTATCAAAAGTTACATAACCAAGTTCGGTAAAATCATAAAACACAACTGGGTTTTTACTTGCGCCAGCTTCTACAGAGTAGAAATCAACTAAAGAAAATTCGTACCTAGAGCCCGCTTTTATCATAGATATCTCCTATACAATCATTGAGCCAGCAAAGCAGTCAAACGAGATGCTTACTACTGTTCTTAGAGGGACCATGTTTTCAGCAAAAGATGTGTGATTAATAGATAAAGAACTTGCCCATCCAACGTAAGACAAGCTATTCATTGAACTAAAGTTATTAGTGTCGCCACCTAATTCAAAAGCTAACAGCGTAGGTTGTAGGTATCCTAAGTCGGCTGTCTTTTTTCCTAGCATGTTTACCCAACCATCTGCTGCTTGGTTTCCAAACTTTCCGTCACCATTAATAGCTTTAAATAGATACTCAAGGTCAGCCATTGTTCCAAGCTCAGCAAGTTTTTTAATCTGTAGTGAGTAATCTTCAATTACCGCTAATGGATGTTTTCCACCGTTTGTATAATATTGAGTAAAGTCTATGTAGTTTCCATCATTAAGAGTTCCTGCATTATGGTAAAAGTTTCTAATGCATGCAAAGTCGTTAGTTCTATCTAATGTAATATTAAAGCTAACGCTTTCCTGTCCTGGAAATGCACCAGATACTGAGGTGTAAACATCGCTAGCTGATGGGGTAATCTCCATGTTTCGGTTAACACTAACTGAGACAGACTCAGGGTTCCACAAAAATTGGAATCCATATTTATATGTTGAGTCTCCAACTATTGAAGTACCCTCAGGCTTATAAGTTGAGTTACCAGTTTCTGTTTTGCGTTTGTCTCCAATTTTACTGACTTCACCAGTTGTTCTATCAATAGATGTTGTTGAAGCTGCGTTGTCGTAATACCAAATACGTCCTCGTCGGTTACCATGAAACGCATAACCCTGTCCTCCTACATCGCCTGGAATAACATCCTGAGCTCTTGTTGGAAGACTCCAGTTGTGTGGAGGAAGATTAAAACTGTAGCCGTTAGGTGAAGGAATTGGAGGTGTCTTTTTAACGCTTCCACCCTTTCCACCTTTGCCACCTTTGCCACCTTTGCCCCCAGAACCGCTAGGACCAGCACCAGTTTTATTTTTATTAGCTAACATCTTAGTTAAAGCTAACGCACCAATAGCTGCAACACCAGTACCAACAGGACCAGCACTACCGCGAGCAGCAGTAGCTATACCAGCTCTTGTAAAACCATAAATCTTTGAAGCCAAGCTTGGAGCAGCAACCGCTGTAGCACCCTTGAGCGTAGTGCCTGCTTTGCTCTTAGTTGTTTTAACAACAGCAGTTTTTACTCCTGGGTTTTTGCTTAATTTTAAAACAGTAGTTTTATTGCTTTTTATTCCAGTCTTAGTAACGTTAACCGCGACTTTGGCTACGCTTACTGCACGTGAGCGAGCAAGGACTGCGGCACCAATACGTATTGCTCCTAGTGCTAGTGGCACCGCTAATGGCAATGGCATTATTGTCCCCCTAGTTGCTTGCTAAAGTTTTGGCTAGATAAAAGCTGTTTAAGGGCTTCTGCTGTTGCCTGTGGGTTACTGCCACCATCAATTTTAATAGTTACCCCACCCATGTTGTAGGTATTAGCAGAAGAAGCTGGTTGAGCAAAAGATTGAGATTTGGTTGCAGAAGCAAAACTTTTTAACGTTTGTTTATTGATGTAGTCTTCAAGAGAAACACCACTAGCTCCATCTTTATTAGAGCCAGGAAGCATCCCAGACCAACCAGAGTTAGTTGTTGGAGTCGTCTTTCCGTCAAAGTTATAAGGGGTGCCACCAACTTTACCTGTAACCCAGGCAGAGCTATTAATAGCAGCAAGAATATCTTCTTTACTCTTGCCTTGTTTTAACGCCTCAATGATATCTGTGTATCCGCGCTTGTCTGCGCTCTTACCAGTAAGAGTATCAATAGTTGCGTTAAGTCCATCTTCCCAGCTCTTATAAACCTTTACACCTACGTGGTTCATAGACTCGGAGCCGTACTTGCCACCTAAAGTTGTATTAAGTGGGTTGTACTTAGCAGAGTTTTTAAAGTGCCCACCTTCATGGTTCTGCCATATCTTTAAGGCATCAATAGAGTCCTGACTTTGAGGAGCGCCAATCTTTTTTAAGAAAGCTTTAGCAAAGTCTTCATTTGAAGACTTATCACTTAGCTTTGTATCTTTACCAAATACCCAACCGCCATCACCACGGAATGGGTAGTTCTTTAAATCGTGGTTAGGAACAATATACCCATCCTCTTTAGGTACAAAGAGTTCTGGCCCGCGTTCACCAACAATGTAAGGGCTCTTCTTATCTACGTCTCCGCCCTCAGCTTTAAATAGTCCTGTAAGAGCTCTTGATACTGGGTTACCAACTAAGAAACCAGTAAGAGCACTAAGCGCTCCATTACCGCCGCTACCTAGTGTTTCAAAGAAACCTTTGGTTGCGCCAAGAGCAGATATAAGACCAGTAAACTTATCCATCTCAGTAAAGAAGCCACTTACATAAGACATAAGTTGGTCTGCTCTACCTTTAGCGTCAGCAATAGCTGGGGCTGTTGTAGAGATAAACTCTGATGCTTGAGCTGTTCTTTGTCCCTGCATATTTGCAGCAAAGGTTGAAAGACCTGCGTCTTGGGATAGCTTCTTCATTCTATCGCCGCTCATACCAGCAAACTGTGCTCCGCCTGTAGACGCCTTAAGTAGAAGTCCGTCTTCAATCATTTTTCTTAAGTACGGGTCATTGCCAAAAAGGTTGTCAAGCATGGTAGCAATAGCGTTACCAGGTAATAAAGAAAGTTTAATATCATTAAGAGTAGAGCCAGAGCCGCCTGTGCGTCTTTTTTGACTTTCAAGTTTATTCCACAAGTCATCAATGATAGCTCTTGGGTCACGAGGCATTCCGTTTTCATCACGGACTCTAATACCAACAGCTCTTAACATGTTAACGCTTCTACCGCGGTTCATTGCGCCTACTGCTTGTGCGGCGCCTTCGCCACCCATACCAGGAGTCATGTTAGATAAAACCGCAGAACCCATCGCTACCTGCTGCATGTTTTGTTGATTACCGCCATAGATGCCGCCTTGTGCAAAGGTGGCCATCATTCGCATATTATCAAGCGGGTCTTTCATTAGACCAGCTTTTGCTATCTTGTTTAAAAAATCTCTTGTTTGGTCATACGCGCCGTTCTTTCCGCTCATGTCAGAAAGACCGCCAAGTACACCTGGCATACCTGCTTGAACTCGACCTCCCCCACCTAAAGAGATAGCAGCTCGTGATGTATATAGCTGTGCTTTAAATGCATCGTCTGTTCCTGGCATAGCCATAGCAGCGGCAGTAACACCAGCTGCAGCTATTTGAGCAGGTGATGGTTGTCTAAAGACATTTGTATTTCCGCCACCTTGAGGGGCGCCTGCAGCAGCAGGACCTGTACCACCTGGGCCAGCGGGGCCAGCAGGGCCGCCTGGGCCACCTGCTTGTGGAGTAGAGAAAGTAGGACCAGCCATAACAGTATTGGCGCCACCTGGGCCACCAATACCGCTAAAGGCATTTTTAAATTTTGCACCCATGCGGGTGATTTTTGTTTCAGCAGCACTAAGTGAGCTGTTAATTCTGTACTCAATGGTGCTAGCCATTTGTAAAAGGGTAGAGTGAGCACCACGGCTTGATTGTTCAAACCGCTGCATATTATTTGCAGCATTTCCACTACTGGAACTGCTAGGCATATTTAACATTATCTAGTCCTTCTAGAACGTTCTAACCAATTAAGACGCTCTCTGGGTGAGAGGCTTCTTATATCTGATAGTGACCAACCAGCAAAAGTTCTTGTAAGAATTTCGTACTGGTCTAACAGGCTTTCGTAATCTGTTTCACTAAATGCGAAACAAGTCGAGCAAGGACAGCGGAAGAGCCATTAACTCACCACATGCCTTACAAGCCTTGGTCACCTCCCCAAGGCGTGGACCTGGGTTACGCTTGATGATTTCATCAACAAGCTTGGTTCTATCTGCCATACCTAAAGATAAAGCAGTCATAGCACCCTCAGATGGTTCTCCGTTTAGTGATACTAAGCAACCAGCTAGTAAAATAGTGTTTACTTCAGCAGGTGTTCTTTCAAAGTTCTCCATGAGCTTTCTTTGAGTAACACCGTTAGGTAGGGCTACTACAGCCTTACCTCTCTTTGTTTCTACTTCAAAAGTTCTATCTTCCTTAGGGTCTTT